GAATACGAAAAGGCGATTGCGGTTGAGGAAGAAACCGAAGAAACAGAGGGCATCGAATGATGCCCTTTTTATATGGGGGTGAATAAATGACTCTTTTGGAATTGAAAAAGAAGGTCTTGGCAATGATCGAGGAATTAAACCCCGACAGCGAGCTTTTGACGGATGATCCCGATATTTCTGCAAAGATAAACGAGGTCATCAATCAGATCATGTTTGAGCTGGCACGGCTCAAGAAAATTCCCAAGTATGTGGAGATCGATGTGACGAGAGGTCAGCTCTTGGAGTTTGCCGATATCGAGAGCGCGTGCGGATATGAAATCTATCAGCTCGGCACGGTGGGCGGTGTTCCTTACGTACCGCGTGCAAACGGTACTGTACTCAAGTTTTTTTCGAGCGGCACGGCAGAGATTGATTGCTACGTCTATCCCGAAAGAATCACCGAGAAAACCAAGGACAAGGCTTACGAGTTTGAGCTTTCCGCGGATTGCATGGAGATTATGCCGTATGGTGTTGCTGCCGATCTGCTCAAGAGTGACGTTTCTGCCGAGTACGGCAACGTATATGCAACGAGATACGAAGCCATGAAGCAGATGCTTGATCCCCGGTATCAGCATACCACCATCTACATTGAAGGGGGCTTTGACGTATGAGCGGAGTAGCAACCGGTGATCTGATTTCGCGTACCTATGCCAATTTCCGTGGGGCTGACTTTCGCGGTGAGGATATCAATATCCGCAGAAGCCCCGATTGCCTGAACGTGTGGCATGACTACACCGAGATCGATAGCATCAGGACGCGCCCGACTATGGAGCTCAAGATAAATCTTGAGGGAACAGTTTATAGCATTTCGTTCTTTAACGGACAGATGCTTGTGCATTGTGGGGATAAGCTCTACAAGGTCGTGAACGGCGTAAAAACCGTACTGAAAACAGGGCTTGCGCAAAGAGAGAGCAACAGCTTTATCTTTGAAAACGTATGGTACTTCATGGACGGCAAGTCGTATTTGCAGTATGACGGAACGCAGATCAAGGACGTTGTTGGATTTGTGCCGACTACCTCGATTGGCAGAAAGCCTGCCGGTGGCGGCAAGATTCATCAGGACGTGAATATGCTTTCGGACTATCGTATCAATACCTTTTTGGCAGACGGAACGAGCAAGGAATATCACCTTGACGCGCAGGGCATTGACGATGAATTTGCAGAGGTCTATGTCAACGGCAAGCAAGTGAGTGCCTATTCGATCAGCGAGGACGGTGTTGTGGAGTTTATGGAAGCTCCCGAAGCGCCTTTGACGGACGGGCAGGACAACGTGACGATCAAATTCCGCAAAAAGGTGGACGGCTACCGCGAGAGGGTGCTGAATTGCACGCTGTTGCAGGTGTTCGATAACCGCGTATTTATCAGCGGCAACAAGGACTTTCCCAATACCGTGTGGCATTGCAGCCTTGACGATCCCGCTTATTTTAGCGACCTTGACTATTACCGCGAGGGCGTTGACTCTGCAAAGGTCATGGGGCTTGTGGCAGGCAACAACAATCTGTGGGTGTTCAGAGAGCCTTCGCAGGCGCATACGAGCGTGTTCTATCATACTCCTTCCTTGGACGAGGAATACGGCAAGGTCTATCCTTCGCAGCATTCCAGTATTTCAACCGGGTGTGTAGGAAAAGCGGTGAATTTCAACGATGATATAATCTTTTTCTCCGAGCGAGGAATGGAAGGTATCAGCGGTGACGTGACCACGGAGCAGGTGGTGGCGCACAGAAGCACCTTGGTTGACCGCAAGCTGATTTCGGAGAAGGACTACACCAAGATGATCCTTGCCGAGTGGGAAGGCTATCTGATCGTGTTTATCGGTGATAAGGCGTATCTTGCCGACTCTCGCGCCATGTTTACCAACGAAAACCACCTTGAATACGACTTTTTCTATTGGCAGATGGAAAAGGCGATCACGGCAGCGCGAGTGGAGAACGGCATTCTTTATCTTGGCACAAAGGACGGCGTTTACACTTTGACAGGCGAGGGTGATCTTGAGAGCTATTGGGTAACTCCCAAGGATAAATTCAAGTCGGCAAACAAGCTGAAATCAACTCACAAGAGAGGTTGTGTCGTGGAAGCGACCGGGGATATTTCGGTATATGCCAAGACCGAGAAAACCGACTTTGAATTGATCGACTCTTTTGCGGATATCACCGACTCTTTCGTTTGCAGGATCAAGAGAAAGAAATGGAAGGATATCCAAATCAAATTTTATTCGGCTACGAGGTTTAGCCTTGAAACAGCCACGCTGGAAGCTTTCTGCGGCGGCTATATCAAGCGGTAGGGGGTGCATGAATGTCTACGAATTACGAAAATGACGAGAGAATGCAGGACGTGATGGAGCGTGATGCGGCTGCGCTGAAAGAATACGAATCAGGTATGCAGGCTGCCATTGACCAAAACAAAGCAGGCTTGGCAGATATCAATAACAAGCTTACGCAGGGCCAGCAGAAGCTGGAAGCGTCCGCAAACGCGCAGACCGAGTTTGCCATTGACGAGATCGAGCGGCAGAAGGAAACCGCGAGAAAGGACTATATCAAGGAGCAATCGGGCGCGTATAAGGACTGGCAGACGCAGAAAGACCCTTACGGCGCGAACGCAGAGAGAAATGCTGCGGCAGGCATGACCAATACCGGCTATGCCGAAAGCTCGCAGGTTTCTATGTATAACCAATATCAAGCGAGAGTCACAGCTGCAAGAGAATCCTTCCAACGTTCCATTGATAACTACAATGCGAGCATCACGCAGGCGAGATTGCAGAACAATGCAACCTTGGCGCAGATCGCTTACGAAACCTTGGTCAAGCAGGCAGAGTATGCGGCAACGTTCTTGATGAAGAATACCGAGCTGCTTACGTCCTTGGCGCAGGGCAAGGCAACCATGAAGCAGCAGAGCACGCAGAATTATCTTTCCGTATTGCAGCAGCTGATTGATGAAGAGCAGTTTAATGCTTCCCTTGCAGAGAATAAGCGACAGCATGACGAAACGCTTGCTTTCCAGCGCGAGCAGTTTAACTGGCAAAAGGCAAAGTACAATGCTTCGAGCGGTGGATCGAGCGGTGGATCGGGCACAATCAAGAAATCATCCGGCAGCTCGACAAGCAGCAAGGGTAGCACATCTGCTATTAACAAGGACGATACCGGCTCCAAGAGTACCGTGAGCAATAAAAACACGAGCAAAGAAACCAAAGAGCCTACCGTGGATATGAAGAGCGTATTGGCTTTGGGCTATGGACCGATCAGCGCAGCAAAGCTTGACGAAAAGGTCAGAAGCGGACAGGTCAAGGAATACGTGGAAAACGGAAAGCTGAAATACAAGCTGGTATTTCCTGCGAGAGGAAATACGCAAGGCAAGGGTACTACCTTCAAGACCAAGAATGCGAACAAGTAAAAAAGGGGGGCAGAGATATGGGCTTTAATGACGAATATCAGAAGCTCCGCAAGAAGCGTTTAGAGGAAGAGCAAGAGAAAAAGCCGGGTGGCGGTGGTATGCTCTACCAAAACAAGACGCTTCCCAAAGAGGACGTTGCGCCTATCGTAACCGCCACCGGCAACAAGAAAGACGTATTCGATGACGGATATCAGATCGGTGACGTGTCAAAGGCAATCATTGGCAAGGCAACGGATTGGGGCATTATCAACGAGGACAATGCTTTTTCTGACGGATACCAATTCGGTGATGTATATAAAACCATAGGCTCGTCTTACGTTGACTTTCAGCTTTCCACGGCTGAAGGCTTGGGCAGTCTTGTCGAGGGCGTTACTGACCTTGCAGGCTACGGCATTGCAGGAGTGAGTGATCTGCTCGGTGCTGACGAATTTTCGGAAGTGCTCAAAGAGAGCGTGAAAAAGAACACGGTGCTGGGCTGGGGAGACGCTTACAGAGAGCACAAGAACTTAATGGGGTACAACATAGCCGACAACACCCTTTGGGGTGATACTGTGCGCTCGTTTGGTCAAGGACTTGGTTACGTTGCAGGTATAGTCGGCACGGCAGGCATTGGCGGCGCGGCAGGTCTTAGCTCTTCCGCAATTACAGCATTGATTACCGGTGTTTCAGGTGCATCCGCTATGGGTAGCGGTATGAGTGAAGCCTACGAGGGCGGTGCTACGGATGAGGAAGCGGTACTGTACGGCGCGATCAACGGTGTGGTCAATGCCGGCTCGGAGCTGTTGTTTGGCGGCTTGGGTAAATCGGTCAATGCGCTTGGGTTAGGCAGAGGTATCAGCTCTCTTGATGATATGTTCGCCAAAAAGTTGACGGAAAAGATCAGTAATAATTTTGTCAAGACGGTTCTTCAGTACGGTGTAAAAGCATCGGCAGAGGGCTTTGAGGAAGTGCTTGCAGGTGTCGGTCAAGCGGTTGGTAAAAAGCTGACCTACATGAGTGATGAGGACCTTGGGCAGCTTATCGAGGACGAAAACCTGCTTGAGCAGTTTGCTATGGGCGCAGCCATTTCGGGTGTGATGCAGATTCCCGATGCGGCAATCTCGATCAAGAGCGGAAACGACTTTATCACCGGGCTTTCGGATGACGAGCAGGCGGTTGTCGATAACCTCTACAACGAAAGAGTTGCAGAGCAGGAGAAGGACGGCAAGCTGACCGCAAAGGAGAAGAACAAGATCCTTGAACAGGTCAAGCGCGATATGGAGCGCGGATATATCTCTGTGGACGAAATAGAGCGCGTTTTGGGCGGTGAAACCTACGAAGCCTATCAGAATACCTTGAATGAGGAAAAGGCTTTGCAGGACGAATATAACGTGCTCTACAAGATGAAGAACGGTGAAAAGTCTGACGAGCAGATTGACCGGCAGCGCGAGTTAAAGGCGAAACTTGAAGAAATCACGCAAAAGGGCACGACAACAACGCTGAAAACGCAGCTTTCCGAGGGCGTTATTGGCAGGGTCAAGGGCACAAGGCTTGCAGAGAGCTACAACGAGCGAGCAAGACGCGGACGGGCGTTTGAAGCGGATCTCTCCAAGTACGATGACAAGCAGGCAGAAATCGTCAAGAGAGCTGCGGAGAGCGGCATTTTGAATAATACCAACAGAACACACGAATTTGTCGATATGGTCGCAAAGATCTCGGCAGATAAGGGTGTTCTTTTTGATTTCACCAATAATGCCAAGCTGAAAGAGTCGGGCTTTGCGGTTGAGGGTGCTACGGTCAACGGCTACTTTGACAAGAAAAGCAATACCGTGGGGGTCAATATTGACTCTGCGAAAGCCTTTGATACCGTGGTGGGTCATGAGATCACGCACGTTCTTGAGGGCACGGAGCTTTACACCGAGCTGCAAAAGGCGGTGTTTGACTACGCCAAGACCAAGGGCGAGTATAACGGACGCAGACAAGCACTTGCAAAGCTGTATGCCGAGGAAGATATTGATTCCGAAATGACCGCCGATCTGATCGGTGAATATCTGTTTACGGACGAGGATTTTGTCAAGAATCTTTCTGTGCAGAACAGAAACGTGTTCCAAAAGATTTATGACGAGATCAAGTACCTTTACAAGGTTGTAACGGCAGGCAGCAAGGAAGCAAGGGCTTTGGAGAAGGTCAAGAGGGCGTTTGATAAGGCGTATCGCGAGGGCGTGAAGGCAAACGGCAAGGCGAGCGGTGACGTGAAGCATTCTCTCTCTGACTCTGACGGGCAACGGCTTACCAAAGAGCAGCAGGAATTTTTCAAGGACTCCAAAATCAGAAATGATAACGGAAGCCTAAAGGTAATGCACCACGGCACGAATGAATCGTTTACCGTGTTTGATAAAAACAAAGCACGTTACAGCGGAACTTACGGAAAAGGCTTTTATTTTACAGATAGCACGTCTCACGCAGCAACCTATGGCGAGCTCTTGGATGTATATTTGAATATCACAAATCCGTTGCAGAACGGTACAAGTGATATTACAAAAGACCAAATAAGAAAATTCGTTGAAGCTATTGCGGAGGATGAAGATTACGGCATTGAAAACTATGGTTATGATGCCACGATTGACAGTGTAACCGATAGCCTGCACGGAAAAAGCGATTTTGGTATTATATTAGACCTTAACATAACGTGCATTGGCGATATGGTGGAAGCGGTCGAGCTTTTCAACAAAGTAAACGGAACGAATTACGACGGCATTGTTGCGCCTACGGAAACCGTTGCTTTCTATCCTGAACAAATTAAGCTTATAGACAACAAAGCGCCTACCGCCAATCCCGATATCCGCTATTCACTCTCCGACTCTGACGGCAAGCAGCTTACAAAGGGTCAGCAGGAATATTTCAAGGACTCCAAAATGCGTGACGAGAACGGCAATCTCAAGGTCATGTATCACGGGTCGCAGGACGCAGGATTTCACGTATTCGATCCGGGTATGTCCGATGATGATACGTCACTCTTCTTTGTTGACAGAAACGATGTAGCGGCTTCTTATAGCGGTACGAGCGAAACCTACGAAGCGCAGAGCATTCGCACCGCCGAGGATATGAACAAATTCATTGAGAGCATCGGCGTAGAGGGCTATGAGGTTATCGAGCATGACGGTAAATTCGATCTCATATACGAGGATGAATTGATTGCATCGAGAGACACCGCCAAGGAAATCTACGAGGAATTTTGTTGGTATGAGAGCGTGGGCGAGGGTGATGCCAATTACAAGGTTTATCTCAATCTCAAAAATCCGCTTGTGGTGGACGGAAAGGGCAGACCTTGGAATAAGATCGATGCTGAATTTTCGCAGGAGATTTACGACAAATATCAATCCCTGACGGCAGAGGAAAAGGACGCTCTGATCGACCTTGCCGAGTGGGAAGATTTCAGCCTGTTCAACAGCGAGATACAGGAAGCAACCGAGGGTGATCTTGCGAGCGCATACGCCAAGATGGGCGAGGATTGCAATATCTACGACCTTTTCAGCGTTGCGGCTGACAATTTCAGCGAAGAGTCGATGCGCGAGAATGCGCGCGGCTATCTCAAAACAAGAGATTATGCGCAGCGTGCCAAGGAGCAGGGCTATGACGGCGTTATTTTCAATAACATCGTTGATAACGGCGGCTATTCCAATGGCAGCGAGGGTGCTTCTACCGTTGCGATCGCGTTTGAATCGAGTCAGATCAAGTCGGTGGCGAATGAGAATCCTACGGGAGATCCTGATATTCGCTTCTCTCTTTCGGAAGCCGTTGAGGAAACGAATGATCTTATGGCTATTCACAATTTGACCGAGGAAAAGCTGCGCAAGAGCCTTAAACTTGGCGGATTGCCTATGCCTTCCGTTGCTATTGCAAGGGCACAAGACGGGCACAATGAATTTGGCAACATAAGCCTTATTCTTAAAAAAGATGCTATTGACCCGGGGACAAGCAGATATAACAAGGTGTATTCGGGTGATGCGTGGACTCCTACCTATCCGCGCGTCGAATATAAGGTAAATAGCAAGGTATCGAAGCAGATCGGTGATAAAATTCATAGCCTTGTACCATCTGACGTTATAAACGATCTTGGTGACGTGCATTTTGACACCGACAATATGACCGACACCTTAAACCGATTCGGCGGCAATATGGCAGATGCTTTCGGGAGCAATTATGCTTTGAAGTACGCATATCTCAAGGACAGCGGCGTAGATATTGCTTTGCCGATGAAGGAAAAAAACATTTCCTATTACGGTACTCGTGAAAATGGCGCGATTATCAAGGTTGCGGAAGCTCTTACGCAGGAAGAGCTGATAACGGCATTAAATGGCGGTCACGAGGTTGCGGATCAGTACGAGCCGATCATCAGAAAAGCCGTTGCTGAATATACGCAAGAAAAATACGGTGACGTGCCCGAGCTGCTTGATATCATGATGCCGAGAGAACAGTTGACTTACAGCGAGCTTGACGGCTACGTATCGGAAGCGTTGAGTTATCACCGCAAAGGCGTTGAGCGGACGGTTGACACAAAAGCGGCGCGTGAGCTTATCAATGAGCAGGTCGATCAAACCGAGTATGAAGCGTGGCTGAATGTTCTGTTCTCCGGGATAGTGGAAAAAGAGGGCATCAGAAATAACGCTGACTATTTCACCCCTTCCGGCAATCGCAGGAGCTTTGAAGCGTTGCACTATGAGCATAATCTTGAGAACGTAATCAAGGCTATGCGAGAAAAAGGTGCAAAAGGCGTAGGTGCATTTAGCAGCGCCAACATTCTCGGAGCGTCCACAACGGAATTTGGTTCTATAAAAGAACTAAAGCAATCCACGGACCGCTTGCGTATGATGACGCAAGACGAGTTTGACAAGATAAGAAAGCAATATACCGATAGATTTTTTGATCTTGCAAGCAGCCTGCCGAAAGACAAGAACAGTTTTATTGCTACGGATGATGCAGCAAATATGCTTGTAGAAGCCGTAACAAAATACAAAACAAGAAGCGGTATTGCCAATTATTTGCGCAGAGAGAGCCAAGGCTGGGCAAATTATTCTGAATACGTTGTTGACGATCTCATTGAGCTTGTTGAGGATATTCGCAAAATGCCTACAGGGTATTTTGAAGCAAAGCCGCAGAGAGCGGTCGGGTTTGATGAAGTCGGCGTGTTTGTGATTCCCAGAAATGCCGATCCCAAGCTGAAACAAGAGCTTTTGAACAGAGGGTACAGCATTGCGGAATATGATCCCGACGTAGACGGTGATAGGCAGAAAGTTGTTAATTCGTTTGAACAGTACAAATTCAGCCTTTCCGCAAAGGGCGAAGCACCCGGCAAGGGTAGATTTTACGGCAAGGATATGCGCCTTGAGGTTGCGCCGGTTGCCGAGGACGTTTCGACCACTACCGAGCAGGCTGTGCCTGAAGCGGTTGCGCCTGTTGCTGAAACAGTTGCAGAGCCGGAAACTGTTGCGCCCGTAGCTGACTGGATGCCCGATACCGATGAAACCTATGCACCTTCCTTGTATGACTTGATTGACGAGCGTGATGCGCTGCAAGAGCAGTTGCGTGCGGCTATGGAAGCAAACGACCAAGAGGGCGCGCTTCCTTTGGTGCAGCGTTACCAAGAGGTCACGCAGCAGATTTCGCAGATGGAAGCAGCGGAGAGCGAACGGCTTGCAAGTCTTGACGAAGCAGACGTGCCGCCCGAAATGGAAGCACCTTACGTAGCACAGAGAGAGCCTATTACGATTGACGGCAAATCGCTTGACAAAATCACGGGAGATGTCAGCGATATGCTGGGTCTTAATGCCGAGGACCGTGCAAGAATGGCGCAAACCATTCAAAAATATTCGCAGAACAGCGAATTGACCGATAGCGATCTGTTTGATGAAATACTCGATCATTACGAGTATTACGAGGAAGTGCAGATTGAGAATGACGAAGCGGACGCGGCAAGACGTTTTATCAAGGGCACAAAGCTCTACTTGCCCGAAAATCTGAAAGGGGATTTTGACGGCAAGCGCAAGGACGGTTTCAACGCTTTCCGCAGAGAGCATTTCGGGCATTTCACGATCACGACACAAGAGGGCGCTGGCGCGAGAAGCGTTGACTCTCTTTATCAGGAACTCAATGAGACCTTCCCTGATCTGTTCCCTGATGATATTTGGAACGCTGCCGAGCAGCTTCAGCAAATGGCAGACGTTGCGAGTATGAAGCCAAAGACCGAGTATCGCACCGGGCAATTCGATCCTGACACGGTTGGTGAAGCCGTTGAGATGATTCGGAGCGGTGTTGCGAGGTACGCGCAGAATGAAAAAATGAGGGCATTTAACTTAGAGAGCGCAAGGCTTTCTCGCATGTACGGAAAGACCATTGCGCCCGTGGCTGATACGCCTACATTTGAAACTGCGAATACAAGTCAAGTCATGGGTCAGCAGACCATGTTTGAAGAGCCTGCCAAAAAGGACAGATTTGAGCAAATGCTTGAGCGTGAAATGGCTGCTTTGGAAAAAGAATTTGCGCAGAGAAGATCCGAGATGGAAGCGCAGCTGGGAGACAAGAACGCCTATATCAGCGGTCGTGCAATGGATCTTTACTACGAGATCAGCAATCTCAAAAAGGGTGTCAGGGCTTCCCGTGAGCTTGGATATTTGCTTGACCACGGCTTTGCTTGGAACACGATCAAGTCGAAGCTGCTTACCATTAAGCGTTATCCCGGTGAGGTCATCAATCCCGATTCTGTCGAGGAAAGCGTCATCAGAGAAGCGCTTTCCCGTGAATATGAGGACAAGGTGTACGAGCTGTCCGAGCTTGGTCTTGAGTATCAGAAGAGGGTATCGGAGATCGAGCAAAGCGTTGAGAGAGCGCGCAAGGAAGCGGAGAAAGCGGAGCAGTTGATCAAGAGAGCGGAGCTGCATAAGAACATCGTTGACAGGGTAAGGTCCAGCTTTGCGGCAAATGGCTTTGATTTCGACAAGGTGCTGAAAAACGCCCGAAACCTTTCCACGTTCGCAACGGTTGACAATACGCCGCAGAGAGTGATGGAGAAAGCTCTTGGCTATAAACAGGGTCAGATTCTTGCAGATGAAACCGTGAACAAGGTGGCACAGAACGAAACCGAGGGTATTAAGTGGCTCAATTCTTACACGGACAGAAAGAGCGGTCTCTTGGCGCAGATCTCCAAGCAATACAATATCAAGCCCGGCAGCAAGGAAAGCGCGGCGGCGCAGATGTATGCCGAGGGCTTCTTTGTCGATGACAACAGCGAAACTATTTTTTATGGTGACGCAGAGCTTGCAAAGGATTTCCCCGATGCACAGACGCAGGAGAACATCAAGGGGCTTGCGAAAGATCCGCGCATCCGTAAGATTTACGATGAAACGCTTGCCATGATCAACGAGTCGAGAGTGAGAAACGGCTATCCCGAAATTCAAAAGCTGGATAACTACTTCCTGCATTTCAGGGCTATGGACGATACTTTCTCAAGACTTGGCTTGCCGTTCAACCCGAACGACATTAAGGCAAAGGACCTTCCTACCGATCTCAACGGTGTAACCGCTGATCTCAAGCCCGGACAGCCTTATTTTGCGAGTGCAATGCACAGACGCGGCGTAAGGACTACCCATGATCTGCTTGGCGGCTTGGAGCGGTACTTGACCAGCGCAAAGAGTCAGATCTATCACATTGACGATATTCAGACCTTGAGAGCGTTGCGCAACTATATCGCAGATATCTACGGACAGGCAAACGGCTTGGAAAGCCTTGACGCGCTGACAGAGGAAGAGGTTGAGGAAAGAATCAAGCAGGTTTACGGAGCGCACCTTTCTACGTTCGCGAAATTCCTGAACGAGGAAGCAAACGTGCTTGCAGGAAAGACGGCTCTGATTGACAGAGGACTTGAGGGCATTATCGGCAGACGCGGCATGACCTTTATTGATAATCTCAATAAGCAGGTCGGCAGCAACATGGTCGGCTTCAATGTTTCGTCCTCTTTGACAAACTTCCTGCCGGTCGTGCAGACGTTCGCCAAGACCAACAAATTTGCTTTCGTCAAGGGCTTTGCGCAGACGGTTTCCAATAGAGTCAGCTCTATTGCAGGTGGCGGTGATAACTTTGCTCAAAACAGCCCCGTTATGATCCGCAGAAAGGGCGCTGACAGATTCCACCGTACTGTGTGGCAGAAGATGGGCGATCCCGGTTATGCGCTGATGGGAGCGGTTGATAGTATTTCCACGGAAATCATTGCAAGGGCCAAGTACAACGAATTGATCGGGAAGGGCTTGACTTCCGCGCAGGCGCATACTGTAACCGACAAGTGGGTATCTCGCTTGATGGGTGACAGGTCGCTCGGGCAGATGCCGCAGCTGTATAATTCCAAGATGCTTGGGCTTGTGACCAAATTCCAGTTGGAAGTACGTAACCAGTTGGATAGCCAGTTCTACGATACCATTCAGGAAGCAAAGGTATCTAACGAGCATATTGAGAATCAGCTTGAGAGAAACGCAAAGACAGCAGCAAAGGTCGCGTCAACGTTCTTCCAGCTTGCGGTTGCGCAGCATATCTTTGGAGCGGTGTTTGAATCGATTGCAGGCTACAATCCTGCGTTTGATATCATTGACGTTGTTATCAAGGCTCTCGGCTTGGATGATGACGAGGAAAGCGAAGATACCGTGCTTGACAACGTTGAGCAGGGCTTCCTTGCGCTGCTTGAGGACCTGCCTTATACGAGTACGCTTACTGGTGGTCGTATTCCGATCTCGAATGCTTTGCCTATTGAGCAGTTGATCAATGGCAAGGACGAATACGGCAACGATAAGCCGCGTTGGAAAACTGCTTTGGAAGCATTACCTTACTACGTTCTGCCCGGTGGCTATGGACAAGCCAAAAAGACGGTGCAGGGGCTTTCGATGTTCTCTGATAAGCTCCCTGTGACGGGATCTTACACGGACAGCGGCAATCTCCGCTTCCCCGTGGAAGAAACGCCCGGCAATATTGCGCAGGCGGCTGTTTTCGGTCAATGGGCGAACGAGAACGCGCGGTATTATTTCGACAACGAAATTGCGCCTCTTAACGAAAAGCAGACGCAGGAGTATGCCGACGTTGGTATGTCTATTCGCGATTACTGGAAATATCGAAAGGGCTTGAAGGGCTTGAAAACTCTTGAGGAAAAAGCCGAGTACATTGACGGCTTGGATCTGACGGACGAGCAGAAAAACATTCTCATAAACAATATCGTTGACCGCGAGGAAGATATTGATATGTCTGACTATGACGAGTACGGCAGCTTTGGTGAATTTGACTTTGCGGTGAAAAATCCCGAAAAGTACGAGTTTTTCAAGGCGAACGGTATTTCTTACGAGGACTACGATAACGCAGACGAGGACGGAAAGAGAGCCTACACTTGGGCGTATGAAAACCCCGAAAAGTACACGGTAGCAAAAGCGATCTCCGATGATTTCTTGACCTACTACAAGTACAAGGGCGAGCTTTACGATATTAAAGCCGACAAGGACGAGAACGGAGAGACGATCCGTGGATCTGCCAAGGAAAAGAAGATTGATTATATCAATAATCTGGACCTTGATTACGGGCAGAGAATCATTCTTTTCAAGAGCATGTATAACGCCGATGATACGTATAACGCCGATATCGTGGACTATCTGAACGGCAGAGAGGATATATCCTATGACGAGATGGTTACTATTCTTACGGAGCTTGGCTTTACGGTCAAGGGCGATAATGTGTATTGGGATTAAGGGGAAGCCTACGGGCTTCCTCTTTTTGAGGGGGAAAAATATGAAACAAGACAGAATACATCCGAGAACGGCTGCGCAGTTGCAACGCAAGTACGGTAAAAAAGTGACCGATTCCGCAGAGAATGCCGCTAATGCTAAAAGCGAATCGGAACAGGCAGCGGAGCTTGCCGCGAGTGCAGCTGCAAAAGCGAACGCGCTTGAAGCAAAGTTGGAGTTGACGGTTAAGATCAACGAAAATGGCGAGGTTGTCAGCGAGATCGATGGCGTTGCGAACGTGATCAAATTTCTTGCAAACTGTATTTCCATTCAGAGCGATAAATTCACGCTTGACCCGGACGGCAAAGTATCGATCAATGGCGGTGCTATCGTTTTGAAAATGTCGAACGGTGGCTATGTTCGCATCGGTGAAACGGTGGACGTGCTGGCGGTAGATACCGAGGACTTTACCGAGGGAAAGGGCAGCCGCGTGGGGATCTTGCCGAGTGCTATCCAGTTTTCAAGCGGCGTTGCCGGTTCTTCTACGATGCCTATACAGTTTGAATACGCTGACGGAGCGTACAAAAACAGGCTTGTCGGTGATTGGTATATCGGAAACGTGAAGCTTTCGGAATTGATAACAAGAATTGAAGCCTTGGAGGGATCATGATGAAAAGTACAATATGCGCGGCTTTAGGAGTTACAGGCAGTTTAATAGCATCTTGCTTTGGGGGGTGGTCTGCTTCATTGACTACGTTGCTGATTTTCATGCTGATTGACTACGTATCAGGCTTGATCGTCGCAGGCGTGTTCCATAAGTCGCCCAAGACGAAAAACGGCGGGCTTGAAAGCAAGGCAGGGCTGAAAGGCTTGATCAGAAAATGCGTTGTTTTGGCTTTGGTATTGGTCGGGCACAGGCTTGATATTGCAATCGGAGCATCTTATATCCGTGATGCGGTGTGTATCGCGTTTATGGTAAACGAAGCGATCTCCATTGTAGAAAATGCCGGGCTTATGGGCTTGCCTATACCGAAAGTCATTACAAATGCAATCGAGGTTTTGCACAACAAGAATAAGAGGGAGTGATTTTTCACTCCCTCTTTTTTTATTAGTATAGTGACAATCTTTTGCAGAAATAATTCAATTTTGAAGGGAAGATGTAAAATGTTGAAAGCATACTCAAAGAAAAAAGACGGTAACAAGAAACTATCAGCGAATTTCCGAGTGAGAGAGTTTGCTTGCACGGACGGATCTGATCCTATTTTCATTGATACGGATTTGGTGAATATTTTGCAGAAGGTCCGCAACCATTTCGGAAAGGCGGTTACTATTACTTCCGCTTACCGAACACCGGGCAAAAATAAGGCGGTGGGCGGCACAACCTATTCGCAGCATCTTTACGGCACGGCTGCGGATATCAAGGTCAAGGGAGTAACACCGAAAAAGGTTGCAGCTTACGTAGAAAAGCTGATGCCAAAGAGCGGTGGGATTGGAATATATAAGACCTTTGTTCACGTAGACGTGCGTGCGGTCAAGTCACGCTGGAATGGCTGACGGGGTACACTCGGTAGGGTAAAGAATAAATGCGCTCTAAAGCGAAATTTAGGGCATTACAAAGGGGCAGATTTCTCTGCCCCTCTTTTTTATTTTGCCTTGATCTCGTCAAGAAGCTCGCTGATCGTATAGGCTTTTAATAGTGTCGCGTGCGCTTGCGCCATGTCCTTGCTATCCTTGGCGGCATCGTGCAGCTCAATGGCTTCGTTCAGCTCTGCTTCAAGGTAGGCTATGACTTCTTCGGCGGTTTGCATAGTGGATTTATTTCCATAAGCTCGTCTGCATTCTAAATATTCGTCCTCGGTAATATCTCCTCTTAACCACAATTTATCAAGTATATCAAGTGGGTTCATTTCATATCGTCCTTTCATTTTTTCATTGTACTTTTATATATGCTCCGAACGGAGATAGCACAAAAGTACAATGATTTAGTTAAAAAAATATAATGCTATCCGGGATGATCTGTTTATTCTCGTCTATCGCAAACTCTCGGATGATATTGCGCCAAAACGCCTTTTTGTTT